TGAACAACGGACTTAAAACAAAAACACGGTGAGGTGTTCTCGTTGGAGAAGTCTATGAAACGTGAAACACACAAGTCTTTAGCTTGTGGGTAGTTCATATTAGTTAGTTATAAATCCATAAAATGTTTTTATATTTTCATTTTTAAATAATTTTAATAAATCTGCTTTTTTTGATTTAGAATCAAAATCAATATTTTTCTTTTGAAGATAATTTATTATCTCTGATTTTTTTGAAATTTTTGTTGGTTTTTTGTTATCTCTTTTATTTTTTGCACTAATAACACTATATTTAACATCAATCCAACTATCTGGTAATTTGTTTTTTAATGATTTAAAATTTTCATTTTTTATAATACCTGTTTTTAGTTTTTTCTTAAAAGAATATTCTAAAGAATTTAAAATTTTTAAAAATTCATCTTCAGAAAATGTCTCATTATCATTATTTAATAAATGATATAATTCATTTTCATTTTCTTTTGCAGTTTTCTTTTTTTTAAATTCAATTTTTGACCAAAGATACTTTTTTTCATCTATTGTTAATTTCATATTTATATTTTTTTTATTCATTTCATATGAATAAAATATTTATTTTATATATTAATATTAAAATTCAAAATATATTTCAAAGAACCAGAATCATGAATTCTATATATTTTTCTATCTAACATTATTTGATGTTCTGTTTTTTCTGCGGAAAATCCTTCTTTTATTAATTTATCTTTTCTAAAATTGAATCTATGTTTTCTAATTCCATCTATAACATAATAATAATTTGGCGGTGTTTTATGAATGAATTCAAATCCTAATTGTTTATATAAATTTCCATTTGAATGACTTCTATCTGTATAAGTAATAATCTCAAGTGGATTATAATTTTTTAAAAAATATTTAAATAAACGACTTGCACCACCAATAACTATTGTGTTTAATTTATTACAAAATCTTAATAATTCATATTCATTTTCTTTTGAACTTGAATTCATTGCAATTCTCTTTTTACCAAAAGTCATCAAACTAACTAATTCATTTTGATAAAATAATCCAAGTTTTACTTTACTTCCTATAAAACTTTGCAAATGGTTTTTATCTAAAAATTGTCTAATTGATTTATTATTATCAATTTCTTTAATAATACATTTTCTTGCCATTATCTTTTCTTTAGTTTTACCTAATTTATTTAATATCATAGATTTAATTATTTCTTGTTTATAATTCCAATCATCTTCCCAAATATGAATTAATTGAATATTGTTTTCTTCACATAAAGTTGTTTTATTTAAATGATATTTATTTTCTTTATATAATTCATTATGCCAGAACACTCCATTAAATTCAAAAGCAAGATTTAAATCTGGTAAATAAATATCTAATTCTTTACCACTTAATATTTTTCTATCTGATTTAATAATTTTATTATTATAATTTTCTCTAATAAATTTAAATAATTGATTTTCTTTATTAGATTGATGATTATCTATTGGATTACAAATAGTGCATATTTCAACATTAAATCTTAATCTATTTTTTAATAAATCTTTATTTATTTCATAAACATGTTCATGTTCACATTTTATTATGTATGTCTCATCTTTTTTTTCTAAAATATTTATATTTAAATTTTTAAATTTATTAATAATTTTCTTAGTTATTTTTTCTCTAAATTCTTGACTTTTTGAATAATGTTCAACCCCATAATTTTTTAAAGTTGTGTTTTTTCTTTTCTTATTATAATCCTTATGTTGAGAATAAAATTCTACTCCATATTTTTCTAAAAAAATATTTTTTCTTTTTCTCTTATATTCCTTACTTTGAAAATAATAATCAACATCATATTTATCTTTATTTATCTTTATTATTTTATCTTTAAATTCATCAGATTTAGAATAATGATCTACTTTATATTTGTTTAAAAGTGTTTCTTTTATTTTTTTTTGAGTTTTTTCTTCTAATAATGTTGTTTTAACACCATATTTTTTGATATTTGTTTTTTCTGTTTTTATGTTTTTACATTTCTTACATAAATAAATATTTTGATTTTTAATATTTGTAGTGTAATTATAATATTTTATCTCTTGTTGAATATGACAATTATCACACTCAACTAATACTTTATTATGGCTTTTTTCTGATAAATGTTCAACTAATATTTCTATTTCATCTCCACCTTTAATATTAGTATATCCCAATTCTTTATAATATTTAACATATCTATTATTTATTTTAACTTTTACTTTTTTTGTTATAAGCATAATCTATATATAAAATAAGTTAAGCATAAAAGCTACAAAAGTTTAAGTTTATATATTTTTTGTAATAATAAAATTTAATATATAAAAGAAATTAGAATAAACAAAATAAACAAATGGCACAAATTACAATTGAACAATTAATAGATATTGTTAATGCGGATTTACAATTTTCCGGACTTTTTCCCAAGGTACTCCCTGATACTGAAATATATAGATTGATAAAAGAACATGCCTTAGAATGGTTCTACAAAAATTATCAATTTTCTACAATTAAATCATATTTTTACATGGATAAATTATGTTTAACAGAAGAAATATATACAAAATATAAATATTTTATATTACCAGAAGAAATAGAAAGTATTACTAGAATAGTTAAAATAGATGATCCATCATTATTTCAATTAGGAATTCAAGCACCTCATTTATCAATAAATCTTGGTGTGACTAATCAACCTTTTTTAACATCATTTGTGACAACTGCTGGAGATTTAGGAGTTTATAGAAGCATTATTAGTGCTTTTTCAGATGAAATTAATAAAATGAGTAATGATACAATAAAATTTGATTTTAATCATCATAATCATAGATTACAATTATTAACTGAATCTATTACAGATTTAGTACTAGAAGTTTATTTAAGAATTGAACAAGAAGATTTATTTGATGCTCAAATTTTTAAAGATTATGTAATTGGATTATCAAGAGTTAGATTAGGTGAAGCAATTGGAAGATTTAACTTTAACATGCCAGGAAATTTCCAATATAATGCATCTGATATGATTGCACAAGGAGAAAAACTTATGGAAACAGTCACAGAGAAAATAAAAGGAGAAACTCAAGCTGGTTGGTTTATAATGAGTAGATAAATTTCAATGATCCAGAATCATGAATTCGATATATTTTTCTTTCCAACATAATTTCATGTTATCATATAATTCACCCCCTCTATATAATGGTTTAAATTTTTCTTTATCAGGATAAATATCTTTTATTTCTTGAATAAATTCTGAACATAAATCAGGAAAATCTTTTAATTCATTCATTTTAGAATTTTCATATAATTTTGTTATCATATTTGTATATATTAAATTTTTTTATATTTTAAAAATTAAATACTTGACCAAATATAACATTTATGACCAGAATTATAAATTCTATATAATTGTCTATCATTCATAATTTCATGTGCAGATTTATTTTTATCATAACCTTCTTTAACTAATATACTTTTTCTATAATTAAATCTATGTTTTCTCATTTTGTCTATAATATAATGATAACCAATTTTTGATTTGTGTGAATACTTGAATTCTAATTTTGAATATAAATTCCCATTAGAATAACTTCTATCCGCATAAGATACTATTTTAATTGGATTATAAGTTTTTAAAAAATATTTAAATAATTTACTTGCACCACCAATGACAGTATAATTCAATTTATTACAAAATCTTAATAGTTCAAAGTCATATTTTTGTAATTTGCCAATACCAAGTCGATTTTTCCCAAAAGTCATTAAACTAATCAATTCATCTTCATAGTACAATCCTAATTTTATTGATGCTCCAACAAATCCTTGAATATGATTTTTATCTAAAAATTCTCTAATCAAATTATTATCAGTAATTTCTCTAATTTGAGTTTTTCTAGCATATATTTTAGAACTTTTATTTAATTTGTTTAAAATCATTGATTTAATAATATCATTTTTATAAACCCAATCATCTTCATAAATATGGATTAATTGTATATCTTTCTTTTCACATTTCTCTGTTTTTTCATAATGATAGTATTTATCTTTATTTAATTCTGAATGCCAATATAAACCATTAAATTCAAAAGCAAGATTAATATCAGAAAGATAAATATCTAATTCTTTACCATTCAATATTTTTCTATCAGATTTTAATATTGTGTTATTATAATTTTCTTTAATAAAATCTAAAAGTTCTATTTCTAACCCAGATATTGATTTATTAATTGGATTACAAACAGTACATATTTTAGTATTTGTTTTTCTTCTACTATTTAATAAAATATATGATATTTTAAATTTATGATTTTTATCACAAATCATTGTATATTCCTTATTTTCAAAATCAATATCAATTACATTATATTCATTATAATATTCTAAATATTTTGATAATAATGTTTTTCTTTGATTCTTTAACATTTTATTTTTTATTTCATCATTTTGCATAGCATATTCAACATCATATAACTCAAGCATTGTTTTTTTTCTTTTCTCTTGTACTTCTTTTAATTGTGATACATTCTCAACATTATATTTTAATAAATTTGTTTTAATCATTTTATTTTTAATTACTTCTGATTTTAATGGACTATCAACATTATAATTTTTTTGTAAAGTTTCTATTGATTTATTTTTTATGTCAATATTTTGTAATGGTGAATTTGTCCCATAATTTTTATTATTCGTTTCTATTATTTTATTTTTTATTTTAGAATTTTCTGATGGTGTATTAGTTCCAAATTTTTCTAAACAAGTTTTTTTTCTTTTTTCTTTAGTTTTTTCACTTGAATCCATACATTTTTTAGAACAATATTTATAATATCCTATTGTACTATTTTTGAATTTAGTCATTTTACCACAATAACATTTTTGTTTTTCTTTTATATTATTATACCAATGATAAACTTGTTGTTTAAATGGTAATTCTATTAATTTATTTTTTTTTGAAAAATCTAAAATTTTATCTAAGATATCAGAAAAATTATCATCTAAATATTTATATCTAAACATTTTTCCTGATTTATCTAAATTCTTTTTAAATAATGTTCTCATCTTATGTTTCTTTTATACCTATATATAAATAATAAATAGTCATAAATAAATAATCATAAATAAAAAAGTCAGTAAAATTTTTACTGACTTTTTTCTTTTATTCATTTTAATATATTTTATTATCTAAAACCACCAGATTGAATACTACCTTTTTTCAAGATTGTTATATTATTTACAATGATACCCATACCTTTAATTATTTCGATATATGTATCTAACACACCCATTTGAAGGTCGATAATATAATTTGTATTATTTGTTTCATCAATAATATTATCATAGTCATATAGACCATATCTTTCTTTAAAATTTTGACAGATTTTATCAGATCTATATTTTATTTCGGCTCTAATTTCTTGTGTATTAAATTTCCATTGATATTTTAATAACATATCATACAGAGCATTTTCAAGTTCAATTAAAACTTCTCTTGAGTGAATTATAGAAAGAGAAGAATAAGGGAATACTTGTGCAGTTGATTCAGAATTAATACAGAATCCATTATCTTTTTTCTTAACGATTGGATTAAGTCCCATTTGATAAAGATTAGATAAATCATCATCTGAGAAATCCATTTCAACATCAGCAATATTAAGAATTCTACCATTTGAAATACCAGCAGCGATAGTCCATGGTTCAATAGATGATTGAGTTGTTAAGAATTTATTCATATAAGTTGTTGCAACATATGAACTTGGTGGGACATCTTTAGGTGCTCCATCATCATCAATGGTTACATATGGGAAGAAATAACCAACGGTTGATCTTCCAACACCAGTACTGAATGAATATAAGAATGATGGGTTTCTTGATTCGTCACCACCAGCTTTTAAATAATCAGTATTTAAAGTTATATCATCATTTATGAAATATGGATTAGTTGATTTTTTCAATGTTTTAACTGATGGTGCATTAACAAAGGCAAATGAATTTAATTTTGCACCACATAAATCTGTATATTGTTGTTTAGATGCAGCGGTTAAACCTAAACCAAAAGCATCCACCAAATATCTCCAACTAATTTTATTTTTATTAATTAACCCTTTTCCAAGATTTGTTTCTGGATCAATTAAATCTAAAATTGATGATTGTCTTGTTTCAGTTTTATTTGGTAATGATTCACTTGAAACAGTGAATGGTATTAATGCAACACCTTTATATGTTGAAACATAATCTTCAATTGTTGAATATGCGTGAGTTATATATGA